CCTAGTGCATCAACTCTTCAAGAGATATACACTGTTTCAGGATCATCAGCCGTTACCATGACTTTGCCTGATGCTACCGCTTGCACTGGGATGAGATATGACATTAAGAGGCTTGGTACTGCTACAACAACAATTGCATGCAATGGGTCTCAAACTATTGATGCACTATCAACCATTCAATTGCTTGCTCAATATGCCTCAGTTACAGTCATTTCAACTGGTACAAATTGGATTATTATATGACATACAATCTGAAACTTGACCACAAGGCCGTCAAATTCGCTTATGCAAATAGAACGGCGGATCTAAATTTAGGATCAGGTGCATCCACTGATGCACAATATGCTCTCACTGCTTTATCAGGATCAACTGGCTTGCAAGCTACTTTATCAGGCGGAAACATTGTTTTAGGTGATAGAGTATATCATGGCTTTTTTTATCCGATGGCTGGGGGAAATGATCAGTTTACTGTGTCGATTTTTATTAACGGTGTTGCTTTAACAACTCAAAGAACTGTTATTAAACAAATTGCGAGCACAGCATCATCAGTAAATAATATAACTAGATCTCAGCCTTTATTTTTCTCTTATGTGGCAACGGCTGGAGATGTTTTATCTATTCGATATTCAAAAACATCAGGAGCAATCTTTAATATTTATTCAGGATCAATAGGCACAAATCTTTTTTTGATGGAGGTTGCTAAATGAGTTATGCAGGATCAATGGCTTTAAATAGCTTTTACATGCCTCAAAGTGTCTCAAATCAAGCGATAACAGCTGGACTTTTTGAGAGTTGCCTATCTAGTCAAAATCTTTTCCATAATGAATTCTCTATGCCTTCACTTGGTGGAAATACAGCGATAGTTTTTAGTGTTTCTCTTAGGAGTGATGGAGATGCAAGCCTTCCAATAGCAAGCATTTCTATCAATGGATCAGATACAATTTCTTCAAGGGTTGGATCACAGATCACAAGTCAACCATACTCAACTCAAAGAAATTATCAATCATCAAATCCGTTCATTTCCACAAGATCGCCAATTGAATTGAATGTAAATATTTTAGATTCTGGTGATTTGATTTATTTAAATCAATCAACCTTTTTGATGCTACCAATAAAGGACTAACATGACATTCAATCCAATTCATGCAATGGCTTTGAAATCTGTTCAAATAGATATACCATCGCAATCAATAGCATCAGCCACTACACTCACACTTGGAAGCATCAGCGATTCATCAGTGATCACAGTAGCGAGCAATACAATCAGCCTCCCAACTGGTCGAGACTACTTCATAACTGCATCTTTAAATTTTGCTCAATCAACTGGTGCTAGCGTTGAGTTTTCATTTATAAATGCAAGTGGTGGTGCTACCTTTTCAAATCAAGCCAAAGCCTATGCTTTCTATTCAGCAACTCAAACAAATAGCGATACATATCCAGGCAACCTTGCAATGATCGCCGTCAATTTGGCATCAACCTTGCAAATACAACTCAAAAAGACAATTCACTCAGCAACAACAACCATCTATAAAGATGATGCAAATGCTTATGTTGCCAACTCATCAATCACAATCATGTATACGGATTAAGACCATGCAAGTAACAAAAAATTTTAAATTGTCTGAACTTGAATTTTCAGATGCAATCCCTCCTGAACTAGTGGCCAATGCCGTTGAGCTTTTGCAAAATTTGCAAATCATCAGAGATCATTTTCAAAAGCCGATCGTGATCATAAGCGGCTATCGATCAGCGGCTAGAAATGCTCAAGTTGGCGGTGCTGATAAATCTCAGCATTTACATGCAAAGGCGGCTGATATCAAGATCGCTGGCGTACCAACTGAAGAAATTTATAATCGAATTGAGAAACTCATTGCTCAAGGCAAGATCAAAGAAGGCGGACTTGGTAAGTATTTAGATTCAAACTTTGTGCATTATGATATCAGAGGCACAAGAGCAAGATGGCAAGGGTGACAACATGAACTCAGATATGATATCAATTTCTGCTCTCACAGCCGTTATCACCGCTCTATTGCCAGCTTTAAGAGCTTTCTCTTCATACGATAAAAGGATCGCCTTGCTTGAGCATCAAACCATGTCTTTGCTAGTCAAGCAAGAAAAGACAGATGCTGAGTTGGATATGATCAATAAGACATTAAATCAGCACACAGTTATTCTTGAAAGAATAGAAACCAATGTTGATTTTTTGAAAAATAAATAGGATTTGTGTTTTAATGATCATCCCTTTCACATGGAGACGATCATGGCACAAAATGAAATCTTAGGAAAAGTTGCTTTTGCTACTCAATATTCACATATCAAAAGAGATGGCAAAAGAGAGACATATATCGATGCAATGACACGAGTTAAGCAAATGCATCAAGACAAATTCCCAAATCTATGGACGCAAATTGAGACCGTTTTTCAAGGCTTTGTTTTTCCCGGCGTTGTATTCCCATCGCAAAGATCAACGCAATTCGGTGGCATCGCTATTAAAAGAAACAATATGAGAATGTATAATTGCACCGCCTCGTATGTCGATCGTGTTCGCTTTTTTGCTGAAGGTTTTTGGCTTTTGATGAGTGGGTGCGGTGTTGGCTTTTCAGTACAGAAGCATCATGTTGACAAGCTCCCAAATCTCATCACAAAAGATCAAAGAGATAGCCGATTAAACTTGGTGCATGTCATTGAGGATTCAATCGAAGGTTGGGCGGAAGCAATTCATGTGCTCACTAAAAGCTATCTTCCATCAAGCGAGTATGATGGCAAGCATTGCATCAGTTTTCATTATGATCAAGTAAGGCCTGAAGGTGCATCTATCTCGATTGGTGGTGTTGCACCTGGTCCAAAAGTGCTAGAAGTGGCTATCGAAAAGGTGAGATTTATTCTCGATCAAGCCGTCAATCAAGGTCAATCAAAACTCAAGCCGATTCAATGCTTTGATATCTTCATGCACATAAGCCACGCCGCTTTATTGAGTTCAAGAAGAGCTGCTACAATTGCTCTCTTCTCTCCTGATGATGAAGAGATGATGACTGCTAAGACTGGCAATTGGTGGCAAGACAATCCACAAAGAGCATATGCAAATATTTCAGCTCAGATCCTACTTGATGGCTTTGAGAATAAATCAGTATTTACCGATATCATTGCCAATGCTAGACAATTCGGTGAACCTGGTTTCTTCTTTTGCTACGATAGAGAATTTTCCACAAATCCATGTGGAGAGATTGGCCTTTATCCAACATTCAAAGACGATCAAGGCAATGTCTCAAGTGGTTGGGCGGTATGCAATTTAAATGAAATTGTTGTTGCCAAAGTGAGAGATGCTGATCATCTTTTGCAAGCATGTAAAGCAGCCGCTTTTCTTGGTACACTTCAAGCGAGTTATACTCAGACGGGTTATCTTGGAGAGACAACTAAAAAAATCATAGAGAGAGATGCTCTTTTAGGTGTCTCTATGACAGGCATCATGAGCAATCCAAACATGATCTTTGACGAGATGACTTTAAAGCAATGCTCGAAAGCAGTACATGATAAAAATGTTGAGATCGCAAAGTTGATCAATATCAATCCAGCTCTAAGATGCACGACCGTTAAACCATCAGGCAATAGCTCAACAGTCGCAGGCTGTTCAGCTGGCATTCATCCATATCATGCTAAAAAATATATCAGAACGATGAGAATAAATAAGATCAATCCCATTTGGCAAGAGATACTAAATAAGATCCCTGAGGTGTGTGATGATCGAGATCATCAAGTTGGCATCGTGTCTTTTGCTTGTGAAGCTCCTGAAGGTGCATTGCTCAGAAAAGATTTATCAGCATCTGATTTCTTGGATAAGGTCGCATTCATTCAGAGATATTGGGTCAAGCCAACAACACAACTCAGAGAAAAAGATCAATATGGATTAAGTCATAATGTCTCCAATACTTGCACCGTCAAAGATGATGAATGGGATGACTTGATAAATAAGATTTGGCGGCTTAGAGATAGCGTCAAGGGCATCTCTCTTTTATCCGATTATGGTGATCATGTTTATGAGAATGCACCTTATCAAACTGTTGATGATAGCAATGAGCAAATGCTTGAGAAATATAATAAATTGCTCTTGGTCGATTGGTCTAAAGTTGATTTGAATGTAGGTGGCTATAAAGAAAATCCATCAGTTGAGCCAGCTTGTGCTGGTGGTGTGTGCCTTATTTAATCCCCCATGAGTCTTTCCAATCTCTACTATCATCTTCATCCATATCTGCATCTTTCCATTTATGGACATTCATGTCTTGATCTCGATAGGCTTGATACTCAACGGCTTTCTTTTGCTCGCTTGGAAATAGTGAAGCTTGATCAGGTGGCGGTGCTTGAATCTTTGGCGGTGCTGATTGCTGCACTTGCACAGGTTGCACTTGTACAGGTTGCACAGGTTGCACTTGTAAAGGCTTTGCTTTTGTATCAGCTCCAGCCTTGACGCCTGGCTTTGCTCTTGACACAGGTTGTCTCTCAGCATAGATGGGGGTGTCAAGTTCTTGACTTAAAATCTCAAGTCTTTCATCTTCAGGCATATCCATGCTATCAGCCATCTCTATTGCATCATAGCCGCTGATCACATCGCCAAAAACATCTCTGACTGCCATGCTCTTGCATCGAGCCATAAGCATTTGCTTGGGCATATTTTGCCATTGACGATTGCTTGTCAAGCCTTGTCTTTGGGCCATTGCGATCGTAAAGGTGACTACATACTTTTGATTGTTATCGCCTCTTGTAAATTCAATTGAGCATTCATCATCAGTATTTGAGAGAACTTTCCATGATTTGCATTTAGGAGAAGCAATCACAATGCCAAACATAGCAGAAGCTTGATAGGTGATCTTGCCTTTAATGACATTCATCTTTTCCATTGTTTGAGCGATATTCCAACCATGCATCATGCCATAAGACAAGTAGGCGGTGACAAGTTGTTGAGCATTCCAATTGGTGCCAGCAGTGAGAAAGCCAGCGAGCTTTACGATTGATTCCATGCTATCAGCGATTGCATTTAAATCTGAGAGAGATTCTGTAAGTCTTTGATTTGCCATTTTTTTATCCTCTTGTGAATAAATCTAGTTGTCTAAGAATGTGATCGAAAATTCTTTGGCAATCACTATCTAAGGGGATGCCAAAGTCTCTAATCTTAAGGTTGATTGTTTGATCTTGAGATACAACGATCTCAATATCATCTGCGTCAATTGTCCAGTCGATGCATCTGTGATTGAGGTTGTGCATCAGCACAGCCAATCCATCTAATTGAAGAATGTTTAGCTGCTTGATGTTGTCATCTCTTTCAACGCCAATGTCGTTAATAAAGAGTTGACCTGATGCCTCTCGTTGATACCATTTGGCAACGCGAGCGGCTAACTCAGCATCTGTCATCATCATGGCTGGTACATTGCCATCATGATAAGTAATAGAGAAAGAGTATCTCTTGCCATCAGCTTGCCACTTGTATGTGTCTAAACATTCTGATCTCCAGGACAACGCATTGTATTTTCTTAATCTTTGAGTAGTCATTTTTTTCCTTATGCAAAAAGTATGAGGTAAGCTAATGAAGCTTGAAAGGTTGCGATGAGTAGCAAGACGCCGATGTTGTTGATCAAGTTGCGAGTGCTTTCAGCTTTGAGTTCTGCTTGATATTCTTGGCTGATGCCTGCTTGAAGGTGTCTTTTATCGACTGTTGGGAATAATCCACATTTAGGTGATTGTTGCATTTTATACTCCTTTGTAAGTGGTGGTTTTGTTATTGGTTTTCTTCAGATAAAAACTGAGCGGCGATAGGCATTGGATACAAAAAAAACTGATGTTTAATTCCTGTGATTTCTTCAAGCTTTAGAGCATTTGACAACTTGCATGTATTTTCATCTTTAATGTGATGATGAAGAGCTTGTCTAGAAATACCCATTAACTTTGCGATGTCTGCCAAAGTAAGCTGACATCTAAGACGAACAGTTAAGCTTTTGATATTTTTTTTCATTACTTACCAATTCTGCTTTCTGATTTTTATGATCATGTTGTTTGATTTGATATGCTTAGTTTATAATAAAATTATAATCAAGTCAAATAAAATTATAAAATAAATAATAAAATTTTAAACAATACTTAAAAACTTTGTCTATCTGCAATTCTTTGGCATGATCCTAAAAATTCAACATGTGCCGTCTTGCATTCTCCATGACGGTTTTTTGTGACGATGATTTCCATATCTGTCTCTGATGCTAGATCATCATAGGCGTGTTCACGATATAGCATCATCACAACATCAGCGTCTTGCTCAATTGCTCCTGACTCTCTAAGGTCGCTCAGTAGTGGTCGCTTATTTGCTCTTTGCTCAACTCCTCGATTGATCTGAGCAAGTGCAATGACTGGACAACCAATCTCTTTGGCCAATGCTTTTAAGCCTCTGCTGATTTGAGATATCTCTTGCTCTCTGATCATAGCTGGAGCTGTCATCAGTTGAAGATAATCAACTATGATCAAGCCTATATCTTCACTTCTCTTTTTTACATCACATATTGATCGCATCTCTTCAATGGATAATGCTGCTCTATCTATGATCTCAAGAGGCATCCCATTGATCTGAGAGAAAGACTCAGCCATCCTGGTTTTAAATCCATCGCTAAGAGTATCATAAGGCTGATCAAAAATAGAATGAGCAATACCACTCCAATTGCTAGCTAGACGCTTGAGAAGCTGAGTGCTTGGCATCTCTAAAGAGAAAAACATAACCTTCTTTGATTGAGCTCGCATTGCATTTAAAGCAAATGTCAAAGACACAGCCGTCTTTCCCATAGCAGGACGACCAGCGACCACATACAAACAGCCATCTTTCCATCCTTTAGTGATCTGATCTAAATTATTAAGACCACTTGTCAAACCTTGCTTGAAGTTGACCATTGAATCCCATAACTCATTTAACTGTTGAGACAATCCAACATTTGGCTTTGGTTTCATATCCTTGATCTTGTTTTCAGACTCAAGAAAAAGATCGTCAATTTCTTTGAGAGAATAGCCATGAGCAAGTGCGATCTCTTTATATCTATAAATTTGAGATAGTCTTAAACTGGTGAAGTCGTCATATATGCGATTGATATGATCTTCAACTACATGGATCATTGCAGGGCCTCCATAATAGACATGGTAAGGATCAAGATTTTCCGTCATCCATAACATGATATGATGAGCTGGCATCATCTTTTTTAATACCTTCTTTTTATCTTCAGCTGTTCTATGATAGAGATCAGCGACATTTTCAAAATTGATTGGCTTTTGCTCTTGTCTGAGCTCAAGGCAAATTTCAAAAAGCCTGATGCATGTATCATCAATAAAAACACGAGGATCAGGGATCATCTTTAAGATCATGATTTTAACAGCCTCGCTCCTCTGCTCAAGAGATACAGCTGTTGATCCATCTTTGTATGTGTATGTGATTGATGAAGGCCAAAGAAGCTGAGTTAAAACAAATCTGATTCTGCTCATTAAAAGGATTTGGCGATCATCATTCATGCTTTCCCATGATTGAGACATGATATATTCAAAGGTTACTTCTTTGTAGCCATCTTCGGGATTTTGAAAGTATGTCATAAAAGATCACCTACGAATTGATAACAAGTTGGTGCTGAGTACAAAAAGAATTGATGAGATATTTTTGTTGTTGCCTCAAGCTTTAAAGCAAGTTTGAGAGGTGCACTAGCATCATCTTTCATGATTTGATAGAGACGGCCAACGGTGATATCAGACTCTTTTGCGATTTCCGCAACGGTCTTATTTGACTTTAAAAGCAGCACTGACAATTTTTTAGTCATGATGAATCCTTTTTTTATTTGAAATTTTTTTATAATCTTTATAATATAATTATCGTCTAGTCAAATAAATTTCAATCTAGGAGAGAGTATGAAACTAAAAAATACAAAGTTTGACAACTTCCAATTCATTATTGGCAACCTGCTGAGATGTCCAGATCTTCAAAAGGTTACTCATGGCTTTGCTTTGATGTATCGATTGATTGAGTTTTACGAGTTTGAAACTTCCAATCAAGATATGACAATTGAATGCACCTACTCAGATCTATCATCACAGATGGGAGTCACTGATCGAATGATAACAAAATCTATTGATCAGCTTTGCGAGCTCGGCTTGATCCAAAAGAAAAAGAAAGTCAGCAAAACACAATTCACGATCATGCCTAAAGTGGTGAATAGATACTGGATGAAAACATCAGAATTTAAAATGATGATTGCAAGCTCGGAGAATGTGGATTATACCAAAAACACTACAATCGCAAATCTTGAAACTACTGAAAACACTACAATCGAAACTACTGAAAACACTACAATCGACATACCAAAAACACTACAAACATATATATATGAAACTAATGAAACTAATTATGAAATAAAAGAAAATCATGTAAAAGAAAAGACGAGCTCAAAAAGCGAAGTATGGTCATTGATTGAAAATAAAATGAAATTCAAGGACGGTCGTCTTGTGGCTGATTTTCAAGATGCACCTGTTGAATGGTCAAATCGCAATGATGGTACATGCTACTCACTACTAGATGTAAATCAGCACGACAAACAACTATCAAAGATCAATGTTATATCCAGGCAGTTGGCAAGCAGCTATTTTACAGAACAGCATAAAGCCATGTATCGAGAAAACTTTAAAGGCAATATGCTATCACAAGATCAAAAAGATGCTCTTGGATCAATGGCTAAAGATCAAAATAAAAAGATATTTATCACTGGATCAGCAGGTAGTGGAAAAACTCATCTCATGGTTGGCTTGCTAAAGCATATCATCGCAAATCGACATTTTGCCAATCGTCTTCATGGTGTCGGTCGGTTTTTCTATGGCACACTAGATCAGCTCGATCGATGGAAGAAATCAGAATACGAGAAAGCCAAAGCTGAGAATAAACCAATCCCATCTGTGTCTGATCTTTTGTCAAAGATGGATATCATTTGCATCGATGATTTTAGTGTATCAAAAATGAACTCAATCCTTGAGTACACAATCGATCAATTTATTGACCTAGCAAACTCTTTCAATGGATGCATGATTTTAGCATCTAGGAATGATTTAAATGGCTTGCCTATACCATCACATCCAAAGAGTGATTTAAATAAATTTAAAGCATGTTTTTCTAACACAACAATCTCACTCTCTCAAAAGGGAAGAATATGAAACTTAATCCAACTTACTCATCAGGTGATATCAATTTCATCCATGATGAAGCTCAAATCTTTGTTGAAAGCATTATCAATAACATTGATGAGAACATCACTCCAACTAAGGGATATGATGGAGATTATCATTGGATTTATTTGACTGTGAATAAGAGCAATGGTTTTTTCTATATCGGTAAAAAAACAGCTCGTCATGGTAGTGCAACAACACCTCTAAAAAACTATTATGGATCAGGTGTTAAAATTCTTGATGCCATAAAAAAAGAAGGCAAGGATAATTTTTTGAGATACATTTTAAAGTTTTATCCAACACAATGGGAAGCATGGAATGCAGAAGCTAGCATTTTAACAGATCAAGTTTTGTCTCGGTTTTCAGAAGATTTAGAATGCATGTATAATTTGCAAACTGGAGGATTGAGAGGAGTTAAAAAGAATGCTCTCATTTACTCTAAACGATCAGCTGAAATGAAAATAAAAAAACAAAAAAGAGATGAAGAAGCTAAAGAAAGCTTAGAAAGATTTTTAAAATTAAATCCTATATTGCAGAAAGTAAAATTGCTTGATTGAAATAAATTTATCTCCATCTGTGTTTAAGGTTATCCGCTCCACCTCTTTGAAGTGAATTTGTTGATGCGAAGCACATTGAGCGGAACTAATCTCAGCCTCTTTTTTAAGTAAAGAAACTTGTAAAATACTAAACTCAAATCGAGGCTGATCTATCTGAAATAAAAAATCTCAGCCTCTCTTTTAGAGCAAAACCATCATTCAGAATTTAGACTAAGATTGAGGCTGATCTATCTAATTTGAAAGAATTTTCAATTGTCATGTGTTTTATCTTCACCTCATACAAGGAGATAAACATGAGTGTAGATAAAGATTTTGATCCAATTGATTTCAGTCATCGAGCATACGAAGCTTTTTCTAAAGATTTTTCTAAAGCTGAACCATACACTAATGAGTCTAGTCGATTACGTTTAAACATTTTGCGATTTTTAAAAGAATCTGAAGATTTAACATTTAGACATCATTCATTATTTCAGAGACAACCAGGTGCTGATATTGAAGGCGAAAATCAAGAGCATGAAGAAGAGATTATGCTTTATGATGTTTCAGGTGAATT